CCTCATGTTGAGTGTGATAGTTCAGATGCCTTTGCTTTTAATTCTGAGAAGAAGACAGGGTTCTGTCATAGTTGTGAGAGAACATATCCAATGAAGGGAATGAACTTGAAGTCATGGGCAAAGGATGAGTATCCATTGGAAGAGATAACAAGAACACTAAAGACTACAGAGATAGAAGGACTTGGTGACTACGTTACGTATCGTGGTGTACGTAAAGATGTGATGGAGTTCTTCGGGGTACAGACATTTGGTTTCAATCAAGTGTACAAGTATCCATCAGGATTCAGGAAGGTACGTAACACAAAGGAGAAGAGTTTCAAGACAGATAAGGGATTCAAGACTGATGAACTCTTTGGCATGGACAAGTTCAATGCAGGTTCATCAAGGTCTGTAGTTTTATGTGAGGGTGAGCTAGATGCTATGTCTGCTTTCCAAATGCTCGACAAGAAATACCCTTGTGTGTCTGTGCCAAGTGCTACACCTAATCAGAAACTATGGCAAGGTAAATCAAAGGAGTGGATTGATAGCTTCGACAGGATTGTGTTGTCAGTAGATAACGATGAGGCAGGACGTGCATTGGCTACCAAGATAGGAGCACTCTTCCCGAAGAAGACTTATCAGATCATACACGACAAGTACAAAGATGCTAATGAGTTTCTTGAGGCAGGTGCTAAACCAAGTTACGCTGCGGCATTCTACAATGCAAAAAGATACACACCTGATAACATTCGTAGTACACCCGAACAGTTCCTTGAGTTGTTCGAGAAACAAGACGATGCTATTTATGTATCAACAGGCATTGAGTCCTTCGATGATGTAGCTTTGGGTCTGATGCAAGGACACTTCACTGTGTTTCAAGCACCCGAAGGTATAGGTAAGACTGAGTTCATGCGGTACTTGGAACACCACGTACTGACTGAGCACAAGGATATATCCATTGCGATATGTCACCTCGAAGAGACAGAAAAAAGAAGTGTGTTAGGTTTAGTTTCTTATGATCTAAACATGAACTTGACACGTAAAGATTTAATAGAAGAACACGACATGGAAGAAGAGGTCAAGCAATCGATCATTGATCTAACCAAAGATGAGAGACTATACCAGTTTCAGATTGCTGTTGACGAAGACCCTATGGACATCTTAGAAAAGATAAGATACTTTAGGGAAGCCTGTGGTGTAAGCTATGTATTCTTTGAACCTATACAAGACCTAGCTTACTCACGTAAAGGTGATGAGACTGTAGAGAAATGGTTGTCTGGTTTATCAGTACAGCTATCTCGACTAGCCTCAGAACTTAATGTGGGTATCGTAACCATCGCCCATGAGAATGATGATGGACAGGTACGAGATTGCAGAACCATTGCGAAACGTGCATCTGTTGTAGTAAAACTAGAACGTGATAAGATGGCAGAGGATCGTGATGAAAGGAACACGACAAAGCTCTTACTCGTCAAGAACAGACCTGCAGGAAAGACAGGGTTCGCAGGAAAGCTCATCTTTAACGAAGCAACCTTTAAACTCTCAGAGGATAGAGGTAGATGGAGCTAATCCGTTTGACGATGTTACACACTGGATAGGGAAACTTGATGATAGTATTCGCAGACATAGAAACAAACGATCTAAACGCAGATAAGTTGTGGTGTATTTGTGTTAAAGAAAAAGACACAGGTAAGGTACATGAGTTTCATAACTTACACGAGGATCAGGCAGAGCGCACTAGATTCAAGGACTACGCTAAGAAAGTAACGAGATGGGTGGGGCATAACTTCATTAACTTTGACGCACCAGTAATCAACAGACACTTAGGTGACGTGATCGATATGTCTAAGATTGTAGATACACTAGTTGTTTCTATGCTCATAGACTTCGGTATTGGATCACACAAGTTGGCTACATGGGGAGAAAAACTAGGCTACCCTAAAGATAACTTCAGTGACTTTCAGGGTGGCCTAACTCAAGAGATGTTAGACTATTGTCACAGAGATGTAGAGGTAACAGAGAAACTATTCAATCACTTTGCGCCACACATTATGTCACAGGCATGGTCACAAGCAATGAGACTAGAGCATGATGTTGCAATCATATGCCAAGAGATGCACGATGGTGGGTTCGAGTTTAATATAGATGTTGCAAATAAGTTACACCTAGATATAACGAAGAGACTACAAGAACTAGAAGAGAGAATACATCAAGCATTCCCACCTAAGTTAGAACTCATAAAGACTATCAAGTACAGAATCAAAGAGGATGGTGGTCTATTCAAGAACGTAGAGAAAGCACTCGAAGAGTTTCCTGAGACTAAGATAGTTGACGATATGCTAGAGTGTTATGACTACGTAGCTTTCAATCCTGGATCGACAAAGCACAGAGTAGAAAGACTATGGGAAGCAGGGTGGAAACCAGTAGAGAAAACTAAAGGACACATCAAAGCTATACGTGAAGACAACAAAGAGAAGCTAGAACACTACGGATACTATGGTTGGACTGTATCTGAGGAGAACCTCAAGACACTGCCAGAGGACGCCCCTGAAGGTGCTCAAGCTTTAGCTGAATGGTTAACATTGGAGGGAAGAAGAAGCACACTTGCTGAGTGGATACAGGCGTTCTCAGATAGCAATGACAGTTGTATACACGGACAGTTTTTACACATTGGTTCATGGACAGGACGCATGGCACATAGACATCCTAACATGGGTAACATACCAAGTGTCTTTCATGGTGAACCGAAGAGTGCAGTAGAGAGAGTGAAGAAAGATTATGATGGAGACTTCAGAGATTTATGGACAACCCCTGACGGTTGTTATCTTGTGGGTACGGATGCTGCAGGAATCCAACTTCGGATACTGGCTGACATCATGGAGAGTAAGCAATACGTTAAGGCGATTATCGAAGGAAAGAAAGAAGACGAAACGGACATACATAATCTCAACCGTAAGGCATTGGGTCTGAAACATATCACTAGAGACATGGCTAAGACTTTTATCTATGCGTTCTTGCTTGGCGCAGGTACACAAAAGATTGCTCAGATACTGAAGACCAATGCGAGAGAAGCTAACAGGGCAGTTCATAACTTCACGACTAGCATTGAAGGTTTGTCTAGACTGAGGGGTGTAGTTATACCAGACATAGCTGAACGTGGTTACTTCAAAGCATACGATGGACGTAAAGTATTTGTACCTAACCAACACAAGACACTGGCAGGTATGCTACAGAACGGTGAGACTTTGGTGATGAAGTATGCAACAAGACGATGGAGAGAGATAGCAGACAGAGAGAAGATAGACTACAAGATATGTACATGGGTGCATGACGAATGGCAGACACAAGTGAGAGGTGCGTTGGATGTCGCTGAGAGATTAGGAGAGATACAACGTGACGCAATCAAGTGGGCAGGTTTACATCTAGGAATCATGTGTCCACTAGAGGGTGAATCTTCGATAGGAAAATCTTGGAAAGATACACATTAACACTTGACACGAATAAAATAATATAGTAACATATAAGTATGGCTCTAAGAAAAGGAAGGATAACCATGCCTAAAACAATATACAAAGAAGTAAAAACTGTAGGTCAAATCGAATGGCCTCGACTCAACGAAGAGAACCGTGATCTAACAGGATACGGTGGAGCATACGAGAAGTCTGATGGTGCGTACACTGTCAATCAAATCCTAGACAAAGAGGGTATGAAGTCTCTCAAGGATGCAGGTTCTCAGAAGCAACCTAACCAGAATCGTATGATCGATGGTGAGATTGTAGTCAAGTTTGTACGTCCACACAAAGTTACAAAGAAGGATGGTACTGAGATTCCACAAGCAGGTGGAGCACCAAAGGTCACAGACAAGGACGGTAATCCTTGGACTGAAGACATGGGTGTAATCGGTAACGGAACTCTTGCTGAGTGTACCAACCTAGTCACTACGTTTACTGGCAGTGATGGTCAACAGTACAGCCGTACAAGTTTAGTTGGTGTCAAAGTTCTTGAACTGGAAGAGTACGTCAAAGAGAACGAAGCAGTAGGATTCTAAATGAAAACCATTGATACACTAATTGCTGACATGCAAGAGGTTATCAAGGGTGAAGGTGGGTGGTCTGGAATACAAGGTTCTATTCTAGGCCACGGCATTGCTCTGATAGCTAACATGCGATTCAGTAAACCGCAAGAACCAAGAGGCTACCTGTCTCTATCTTCTATTGGAACACCATGTAAAAGGAAACTATGGTACAAAGTAAACACACCTGAAGAGGCTATACCTTTAGAGTATAACGCACTACTAAAGTTCTTTTATGGTGACATGATAGAAGAACTTGCGTTGAGTCTAGCTATAGCTGCAGGGCATGATGTAAGAGGAAAACAAGACAGACTAGACGTGCATGGTATTAAAGGACATCGTGATGCGGTGATTGATGGCATGACTGTCGATGTGAAGTCTTGTAGTCCATATGCTTTCAAGAAGTTCAAGGAAGGTACGTTGCGTGACGATGATCCTTTTGGATACATCAGCCAGTTGAGTAGCTATGTCTATGCAGGTAAGGATGATGATAAGGTTACTAACAAAACGCATGGTGCTTTCCTAGCTATCGACAAACAGAATGGTCACGTATGCCTTGATGTCTATGACTTTACTGAGGAACTAAAGACAAAAGAAGAGGAGATGATTGAGGCTAAAGAACTTGTAGGTGGTGAGCTAACTGTAGCACGTCAACAACAAGTACCTCAATCTAAGACAAGTCCTAACACTAAGCTACCTGTCATGTGTAGTTACTGTGAGTTCAAGAAGAAGTGTTGGCCTGAAGCACGTAAGTTTATCTACAGCTACGGCCCTGTCTTTCTAGTAGATGTTAAGTCAGAACCAAAAGTACCAGAGGTTCCAATGGAATGAAACTTAAAGTAAGACAAAGAGCATTGAGGGCAGGTTACAGATCAGGACTAGAACAAGACACTGCAAAGTTCTTAAAGAAAAGAGGGATAGGTTTTACATACGAAGAGATGAAGATCAAGTGGGTAGACCCTAAGACTAAGACCTACACTCCTGACTTTGTATTAGACAACGGCATAATCATTGAGACTAAAGGAAGGTTTATATCTCCTGATCGTGCTAAACACCTAGCAGTTCGTGATCAATACCCTGAGTTAGACATAAGGTTTGTGTTTACAAATAGTAAATCAAAGCTTTACAAAGGAAGTAAAACAACGTATGGTATGTGGTGTAACAAGTATGATTTTAAATACGCTGACAGGTATATACCTGAAGCATGGCTAAAGGAACCAAAGAGATGAAGCTTACTTTACATAAAGTTATACGAGAACCATTTGAGTATCCTGAATTAATTGACAATGAAACAGGAGAGCACCCTATCTGTGTTGTTTATCTATCTGAGTTCAACGGAGAGTTAGAAGAAACAGAGATGTTATACAGTACATTTAAAGAAGCTTACGAAGAATCGACTAGGGTAAACAGAACTATAGAAGGTGTTGTCATAGAGAACAACGACATATATGATGCTTAGAAAAAGAAAAACAGTATTAGTTTACACATGTGCTCACGCTGATCCTGATACAAGTAACGAGAGATTCGATTGGCTAGGTGCATTCATCTACGACTTGAAACCAGACTATGTTGTAGACTTAGGTGATGGTGCTGACATGCGTAGCTTGAATAGCTTTGATACAAAGTATCCTCAAGCAATAGTGTCTCAAGGTTATGAACGTGACATCAACCACTACAACGATTCACAGGAGAGACTACGTTGGAGATTCAGACATCACAAGAGAAAGCGTCCATACTGGATAGGATTCGAGGGGAACCATGAGAACAGAATCAAGAAAGCTATCGCCCATGATCCAAGACTTCAGGGAGAAAAGTACGGGATTTCCTTCAGCCATCTTCAAACGAAGCAATGGTTCGATGAATACCATGAGTACCGCAATTCAGCCCCCAGTATCGCTGATTACGATGGCGTATCTTATGCTCATTTCTTTGGTGCAGGTAATTATGGCACACCTATCTCTGGTGTTCATCATGCTTACACCTTACTACAAAACAGGAATCACAGTTCTACTTGTGGTCACAGTCATAAACGTAGTATGTATTTCAAAGATTCTGCACATCCTAATTCAATTATCGGGCTTGTCGCAGGGTGCTTCAAAGGTGCAGAAGAATCTTGGGCAGGTCAATCGAATAATGAATGGTGGAAGGGTGTCGTAGTCAAACGTGAACTAGAGAATGGTGTCTATGAACCTGAGTTTATTTCATTGAACACCATCCGTAAACTCTATGGGGGAAAGGATGTTTGATTATCAGGGACAGTTAGATTTACTAATAGAAAGCTATGGACTAGCTCAGTTATTAGAACAGAATGATATAACAGAGAACGTTGTTCTTGAGTTGTTGATTGAAAGAGGAGACATAGACTTGGGGGATTACTTCTTCAAGGACATGCCATTGGATATACTAGAAGAGGAGTTAGAATATGATCAATGAATCCTGGGAATACTACAAAGAAGTTTACAAAGACATGATAAGTCTTGCTCAGTATCAGAGTGCTGCAGCTAAGACTGCAATGTACAAACACAATCACAAGATACTTTACCCTGCACTTGGACTAGCAGGTGAAGCAGGTGAGGTAGCAAACAAAGTAAAGAAGATGTTACGAGATGATAACCTAGATAAGAACGCTATTGAATCTGAGCTAGGAGATGTCTTGTGGTATGCAGCTATGTTGTCTAAAGATTTAAATATAGAGTTACATGACGTAGCTATGAAGAATCTAGAGAAACTATACGGACGTAAAGAACGTGGAACTATACAAGGGGATGGTGACGAAAGATGAACAATTACTTGCCAACTGACTACCAAGCTTTTATACATACTTCAAGGTATGCTCGTTGGCTTGAGGACGAGGGAAGACGTGAGTCTTGGTCAGAGACAGTAGACCGCTACATGGGTAACGTTGTTGGTTATGACATCGATCATAAGATTTACAATGCCTTGAGAGAAGCGATACTATCTCTAGAAGTTATGCCAAGTATGAGGGCAATGATGACTGCAGGTGCAGCGTTAGATAGAGATAACACTGCAGGATATAACTGTAGTTATCTACCTGTAGATGACCCAAAGTCCTTCGATGAGGCTATGTTCATCCTCCTCTGTGGCACTGGTGTCGGGTTCAGTGTCGAGAGGCAGTTCGTCTCTAAGCTTCCAGAGATACCAGAACTCTTCGAGAGTGATACTACCATTGTGGTAAAGGACAGTAAGGAAGGGTGGGCTAAGGCTCTTCGACAAGTTATTGCTCTCCTTTATAGCGGTGAGATTCCTAAGTGGAATGTTAGTAGGATCAGACCTGCAGGTGCTAGACTAAAGACATTTGGTGGACGTGCTAGTGGACCTGCTCCTCTGGTAGACTTGTTTAACTTTGTAGTTCATGTATTCAAAGAGGCACAAGGACGTAAGCTATCAAGCATCGAAGCACACGACATCATGTGTAAGATAGGTGAGGTGGTTGTAGTAGGTGGTGTTAGACGTAGTGCTATGATTAGTCTGTCTAACCTATCAGATGATAAGATGCGACACGCTAAGTCAGGTGAGTTCCCTTCTCACAGATACTTAGCTAACAACAGCGTAGCATACGTAGAGAAACCAGACAGTCTTTCATTCATGCGTGAGTGGATGGCACTAGTAGAATCAGGAAGTGGAGAGAGAGGTGTATTCAATAGGCAAGCGAGTAAGAATCAAGCTGCAAAGAATGGCAGACGTGATCCTAACTACGACTTCGGAACTAATCCCTGTAGTGAAATCATTCTTAGGCCGTATCAGTTCTGCAATCTTACAGAGGTTGTTGTCAGGGCTACGGATAATGTGGATGATCTGGAGCGAAAAGTCCGTTTGGCAACAATACTGGGAACTATACAATCCACGTACACCAACTTCCCCTACCTGCGAAAAGTGTGGCAGAGGAATACAGAAGAAGAACGACTGCTTGGTGTGTCACTAACTGGTGTCCAAGACAATCCTCTTATGACTGCAAAGAACAAGGGATTAGACAAGACACTAGAAAGACTTCGTGAGGTTGCTGTAGCTACTAATGCTGAGTGGGCTGAACGTCTTGGTATTAACTGTAGTGCAGCTATAAGTTGCAATAAACCTAGCGGAACTGTCTCCCAACTTGTTGACTCTTCTTCTGGTATTCATGCTAGGTATAGTCCTTACTATATCCGAACAGTAAGAGGTGACAACAAAGACCCTCTCACTCAGTTTATGAAGGATCAAGGTATACCAAGTGAGCCATGTGTTTACAAACCAGATCAGACTACAGTGTTTAGCTTTCCAGTAAAAGCACCAACCAATGCTGTAGTAACATCTGACTTGTCAGCTATCGATCAACTAGAAACGTGGTTGATGTATCAACGTCATTGGTGTGAGCACAAACCTAGCGTGACAATCAACGTCAAGAAGGATGAGTGGTTCGAGGTAGGTGCATTTGTATACGAGCACTTTGATGAGATGTCTGGTGTAAGTTTCTTACCATACGATGATCACATCTATCAGCAAGCACCATACCAAGAGTGTACTAAAGATGAATACAAAGAACTTATGAAGACAATGCCTAAGAGTATTGATTGGACTAAGCTATCAGAGTATGAGTCAGAGGATACAACTAAGTCTAGTCAGACATTCGCATGTACTGGCGAAACATGTGAGATTGTAGACATATCAGCGTAGGAGAACTTGATGGGAAACAGCGGTATCTATTGGATAGATTCAGTCTTTGATGCTTGTGTTTTATTTCTGTTGTGGGCAGCTAAGATGATGGGGATTACATACGAAGAAATAAATGTATATCTTTTTTGTATTGCAGTTCCGTTGATAATAGTGTATCAACATTATAGAATCAAGTATCTAAAGAGGAGAGCCTATGGCTAACTGTGAAATATGTGAGAGGGTGTTGGATGATGATGGTGTTTGTGGTGAATGTGTTGAACCAGATCAAGTCAACAACCCTGTTCACTACAATCATAGTGGGATAGAATGTATACAAGCTATCGAAGCTATGACTGAGAATATGTCTGGTAGTATAGCACCACACGCTGCCAATGTCCTCAAGTATCTCTGGCGTTGCGAGTACAAGAATGGTTTAGAAGATATAGACAAAGCTATCTGGTATCTCAATAGACTACGCAAGAGATGGACTCAGACACACAAGTAAGAAAAAACCCCCAAGGAGAAATCCAAGGGGGTTTATTTTATTTCTTTTTTCTTTTCTTACCAGAGGCGGTTACTGACCACTTGACTCTTTTTGGTCCTGTTTTCTTTCTGGCCTCGCTCTTTGATATTCTTCCTGCAACCGCTTTAGGTCTACACGCAGGGTAGCCTCTGCGTTTATCTTTCTTCCCTGACCTTCCGCATGGCTTGCCTGTTTTGACATCAACCCATTTCTCCCCGAACCATTTACCTAAACCACCTTTAGCCATATCACTTCTTCTTCTTTTTCTTCTTAGATGCTCTAAGTTTTTTCATGTCAGC